GAGACACTTTTGAGACGATTGTGAGACACACTTGAGACTAATAATATTATATACTGTAGGTGTACAGAAGTAGGTACCAGCTACTTTTCTGTCATATTTTAACCTCTTTGTTGGGTTCCCTTGCTGGTGCTGAATTGGAGTTCGATTCTTCAAAAGGGCATTGCGATTGCGGAAACAGTCGCTTAGGTGGGCTACACCTTAAAAATACAGAGAGCGCCAGTATCTCTGCAGAGACTGGTTGCAGAAAGTCGCTCGAAAGGGTGGCTTTTTTGTTTACATAAAATTAGAGGTGGTGGTGTATTTGTCGGAAAATAAACGTAAATTGACTGTAAAACAACAAAAGTTCGCTGACGAATATATCATCAGTGGGAACGCAACACAGGCAGCAATAAAAGCTGGGTATTCGGATAAAACAGCTAGGGCAATAGGTAATGAAAACCTTACAAAACCTAACATTAAATCCTATATAGACGAGAGAATGCAGGAACTCGAAGATCAAGCAATAGCAAAACAAGATGAAGTTTTGAAATATTTAACTTCAATCATGCGTGGGGAACAGCAGGAACAAACGCTTAGGGGCATGGGAGAAGGCTATCAAGAAATTGATAATATTGACGTTTCTGCAAAGGATAGAATCAAGGCTGCTGAATTAATCGGTAAACGTTACGGCATTTGGACAGATAAGCTTGAAGCTCAAGTTGAAGGGGCGGTGATGTTTATTGACGACATCATTGGCAACTCAGAAGAAAATTAGTGAATTATTACCACTAGCCTTTCATCCTACTTGGAGAGCAACACGTAATCGTAATATCCTTCATATTGTTGAAAAAGGCGGTCGTGGTAGTGGTAAATCAAGTGACATAGCGCATATTATTATTCAATTGATTATGCGTTACCCAGTAAATGCAGTTGCTATTCGTAAAGTTGATAATACCTTAGAGCAATCTGTTTATGAACAATTAAAGTGGGCTATTATCGAGCAAGATGTTGGACATCTGTTTAAGCTGAATAAATCTCCTTTGAAGATTACTTATAAGCCAAGAGGTAATTATATTGTTTTTAGAGGTGCAAGAGAGCCTGAACGTATTAAATCGCTAAAGGATGCACGATTCCCATTTGCTATTGGATGGATTGAAGAATTAGATGAATTTAAAACTGAAGATGAAGTAACAACCATCACTAACTCCTTGTTGCGCGGAGAATTAGCTGATGGTCTTTTTTATAAGTTTTTTTACTCATACAACCCGCCCAAGCGAAAGCAATCATGGGTAAATAAAAAATATGAATCATCATTTCAACCTAAAAATACATTCGTGCACCATACTACTTATTTTGATAATCCTTATATCTCAAAAGAATTTATTGAGGAAGCAGAAGCAACTAAAGCACGAAACGAAAAGCGTTATCGTTGGGAGTATCTGGGTGAAGCAATCGGAAGTGGAGTAGTGCCGTTTGACAACTTAGAAGTTGTTGAAGGAAGTATAACTGATGAAATGATTGCTAACTTCGACAATATTCGAAATGGTAATGACTTTGGTTATGCGAATGATCCAAATGCTTTTGTACGTTGGCACTATGACAAAAAGAAAAATGGTATTTACGCAATTGACGAAATTTATGAATTGAAATTATCTAACCGTATGTTAGCTAAGCGATTAAAAGAAAAAGGTTACCAATCTGATCCAATCGCTACAGATAGTGCAGAGCCTAAATCAATTGCCGAATTAAATGATGAACACGGAATCCCTAGAGCCTTTGGTGTTAAGAAAGGCCCTGACTCTGTTGAGTACGGTGAGCGTTGGTTAGATGATTTAGATTTTATAAGAATTGATCCATTGCGAACACCAAACATTGCTAAAGAATTTGAAAATATTGATTACCAGACAGATAAGGATGGAAATCCTAAAACGAGGTTAGAAGATAAAGACAACCATACGATTGATGCTACACGTTATGCGTTCGCAGAAGATATGGAAACAAGCAATTGGTTGTATTAAACGTAAAGGAGTGATTAAACATTGAACTATCAAGATTTATTAAGTGATGATCCATCAAAGGTTGTTGTCGCTTTAAAAAAAGCAATTGATGATGATAATGCTTCAACAGCTAAAACAAAAGCAAAAGAAGGTCAGCGCTATTATGAGTATGAGCATGATATTTTAAAGAATCGTATCTTTTATTTTGATGATAACGGAACATTGAAAGAAGATACTTACGCTTCAAATATCAAAATACCGCATGCATTTCATACTGAATTGGTCGATCAAAAAGTACAATATCTATTATCTAATCCAGTTGAGTTTGAAGTAGAGGATGAAGCTTTTAAAGAGTATCTAGCAGAATATTATGATGAAGATATGCAAGTTATTTTGCAAGAGTTGTTGGAAGGTTCTTCGAACAAAGGCTTTGAATATGTATTTGCAAGAACAACTGTTGAAAACAAACTATCATTTCAGGTGGCGGATAGCCTGAAGACGTTCCCAGTCTATGACAATGCAAATGAAATGCAAGCCGTTATCAGACACTACGTCAAAGAGATTGAAAAAGACGGAAAGAAAGAAACGGTAACGTATGCAGAGATATGGACTGCAGAAGATGTTACTTTTTACGTTAAAAACAAAGATGAACAATTTAAATTAGACGAAAATCGAGAAACCAACCCTAGACCCCATGTTTTAGGCAAAGATAGTGACGGCAAATTATATAGTCGTTCATATAATCAGATACCATTTTATAGACTAAGTAATAATAAACGTGAAACGACAGACCTAGAACCAATCAAAGCTTTGATTGATGACTATGACATTATGGCAGCATATTTATCCAATAACTTACAAGATTTTGCGGATGCTATTTATGTTGTTAAAGGTTTTAGAGGTGATGATCTAAGCGAATTAAGACAGAATATCAAAGCTAAGAAAACCGTTGGCGTTGGTGCTGATGGCGGAGTGGATATTAAGACCGTTGAAATTCCATATCAAGCACGACAAGCGAAGCTAGATATTGACAAAGAAGCTATTTATAAGTTTGGAATGGGCTTTGATTCTAGCCAAGTTGGCGATGGAAATATTACAAATATCGTGATTAAGAGCCGTTACTCCTTACTTGACATGAAAGCTAACAAAGCAGAGGTAAGGCTTAGAGCTATGCTTAAATGGATGAATGAGTTGATAGTTGAGGACATTAACCGCCGTTATAGTAAAGCTTATGATTCAGCAGATATTAAGATCAATATTATTCGTGAAGCAATGGTTAATGAAAATGACTTAGCCAACAATGAAAAAACAAAAGCAGAAACGAAATCAATCATTATTGAAACGATTCTAGCAGCTGCTCCTCGATTAGATGATGAATCAGTCTTAAAACTTATTTGTGAACAGTTCGAGCTTGATTATGATGAAGTAGCACTACTTATTGAAGAGCAAGACTATACCTCTGGACTTCAAGACGATACAGATCCTGTAGAGGATGATGAAGATGGCGAAATCGAAGCAGCTCAGTAAGTGGGAACGAGAAGTAAGACGTTTATCTATCTCAAGCTTTAAAGAAACAGACAGTGCTCTATTTAACCACTATAAAGAAGCGTTAAAAGAAATGAAGGTAGAACTTAAGCGATACATTGATTCTTATGATGAGTTGTCTTTTTCAAAGCGTTTAGAAGCAGAAAGACAGATTCAACTAGCAAATAAAATTGATGATATTCTTATTGATTTAAACAAATGGAGCGAATCTGATATTCGAAAGAGTATTGAGAGTGAGGCTAATTTTGGTTATTACGGTACCTGGTATGCTTTGGAAGGCGCTGAGAATATTCAGCTAGACTTTGCAATGTTACCTGAGAAGTATATTGAGGAACTTGTGAATAAGCCAGTTGCTGGAAAACGATTTTCAACACGTTTGTATAGTAATCGTAAAGCTCTGGCTGATCAAGTGACTACATCCTTGCTAAAAGGTGCTTCTAGTGGTAAAGGATATGCCAAAATAGCGAAAGAAATTGGTGAATTAACCGAAGCTGACTATAAGAAAGCTATAAGAATTGCTAGAACTGAAGGTGGCCGTGTTCAGTCCGTTACAAAACAACGTTCTTACGAGGAAGCCAAAAATAAAGGTGTGGAGATCCAAAAACAATGGATGGCTGCATTGGATAAAAAAACAAGGCATTCGCATCAGATTTTAGATGGACAGACAAAAGAGATCGAAGAGCAATTTGAATTCGGTGAAATGAAAGCAGATGGTCCTAGATTATTTGGGGATGCTGGACTGGATATTAATTGCCGCTGTACGACTGTAACTGTTGTAAATGGAATATCTCCGGAACTAAGACGTGATAACGAGACTGGTGAAATGATTAAATATCAAAACTATAATGAATGGGCTAAAGCTAAAGGATATAAATCTATTACTGAAACAAAAGGTTTTAGAAGTGTTGATATTGTAGAAAGTTTTGGTCGTAAAGGTTTATGGAAAAACATTGAACAAAGAGATAAAATTATTGCTCAAGAAAAGGCAGCTTTAGAAAGAAGAATTGAAAAAGCTAAAAATTCTAACGGTGCCGATATGTCAACAATTAGAAAAGAACGTAAAATTGTATTAGATGAATTGGAAGAAAGATATAATCTAGGCGAAATCGATCTGGATGAATACAATAAAGCACTTAAAAAAGCTAGAGAGAAGTATAATGATCTTATGCGTAAAACTTCCAATTCAAAACCTGTGTCTATTGAAGATATGAATAATTGGATTAGGGAGTTTAATAACTCAGTGGAAGAAAGGATGCTCCAAACAGCCAACGAAGTGAAGGCCATGTTATCAGAGTACAGAAAAATGGGTGCTGGAGATTTAAACGTCAAAGGACACTTAACGAATCCAAGAGCGATAGCTTCTAAGACAATTGAGGAAGCCTATGAGTTCTTGCCAAATGATTGGATCAAAGATTCAATTGAACACGGAACATTGACTTCTAAGAGAGTAAAGCGTGGCCACTACAGACACAGTAGCGGTGACGGGTCAGAATTAGCTCTGTCGGGAGAAGGGTTTAACAGATTAAGTACTGCAATCCATGAATTGGTACACCGCGCAGAATACACAGTTGACGGAATCTTAGAAGCCGAGAAAGCATTTTATGCATTACGAACAAAAGGTGAAACCCCAGTAAAATTAAAAGATATTTTACCTGGAAATTATCGAAATAATGAAATTACAAGACTAGATGATTTCTTAAGTCCTTATATGGGGAAAGATTATGGTGAAAATGCTTACGAATTACTTACAATGGGTGTTCAAATGCTGTATACTGAACCTGAGAAGTTAAGGAAAGATAAAGAGATGCTAGAATGGGTTGTTGACATGCTAGTAAATAAATAAGGGGGTGCAAAATGTTAATTGAAGCTACAGGAATTAGAGATGGTAAGAAAACAACGGTAAAAGTTGTTAATGGTGCGATTCTAATTGATGGAGATGTAATTATAAGTGAAATCGATAAAATGGATCTAACGGCTAAGAATCCGATTGCGGGAACCTACTATCCTGAACCTGATTCGGAGACAAACATACTAAATAATTTGCATTATCATTTCTTTGATGCTTCTCCTGATATTAATACAGAGGGCGAAGCGGAAGAGATACCTTATGATAAGGATGTAATTTACTAAGCACTTAATCAAATGCGATTAAGTGCTATTTTTATGCTCAAAATTAAGGTGGTGATTATATGGCGATGACGGAATTTGAAAAGAAGATGCTTCAAGAAGTAAAGGGAATCAATAAAGAACTACATGAATTAAATCGTATCTTGAAGAAAGAGCCTTTTGTAGAAATCGCTGTTGATGGAAAAAACATAACGGGAACAGTTGCTGAGATGGTTCGTGGAAGACATAAATCGAATAAAGAATAACAAGTCACTTACTAGTTAGGTGGCTATTTTTATTGTCCGAAATGACATTAAACTAACTGTGCCAACAGAATAACTGGCAACTCTAATACTGGAACTGACCAGAATAAAAAGAAAAGAGGAAGAGAAATGAATATTGAAGAAATATTAAGTAAACACATCGGTGATGATGGGAAATTTGACCAAGAAGCTGCAGCAAAAGAACTTAAAGAAGTTCAAGGAAAAGAATATGTTCCTAAAACTGAATTTAATTCAAAGAATGAAGACCTTAAGAAAGCCAATGAAACTATCGATACTTTACAGAAAGAAAACAAGGATGTTGAGACACTACAGACGACAATCAATGAGTACAAGACACAAATTGAAGAGCTAGAGACTGAACGTGCCGAGGAACGTAAAACATACGCTATAAAAGAAGCTTTACAAGGTGCAGGTGCTCAAGATGTGGATTACATGATTTATAAACTCGGTGATGTCGAGGTAAATAAAGACGGTTCGATCAAAGACTTAAGTAATAAAATCAAGTCTTTAAAAGAGGAAAATCCTACTTTCTTCGCAACGGAAGAAAATAAAGATGATCCAAAAGAACCAATGCCACCAAATGGTTTTACAGTAATTGATAACAAATTGGATAACGAGAATAAGCCAAGCAAGTCTTATTCTCATGAAGAATTAAGCAAATTAACACCAGAAGAAATAAATCAAAATTGGGATGCAGTAAGTGCATCCTTAGAGAAAGGGAATTGATATAAATGGCAATTGGAGAAAGCAAATTCAAAAACTTCATTCCTACAATTTGGAGTGCAAGATTATTAGCAAACTTAGACAAGTCGTTAGTAGGTTTACAAATGGTAAATCGTGATTATGAAGGTGAAATTTCAGCGTATGGAGATACTGTAAAGATCAATCAACTAGGAAATATCACAATTAAAGATTATGACGGTTCAGATATTGATAATCCTGAAGAAATTGATTCAACTCAACAAACATTAACCATTGATCAAGCAAAATACTTTAACTTTGCGGTAAAAGACGTTGATAAAGCACAAGCAAATGTTAATTTGTTAGATGGGTCTATGGAACGTGCAGCTTATGCAATGGCTGATGTAATTGACCAGGATATTTTTAAAACAGGTGTGGAAGGTGCTGGTGTTAAAGTTGCTACAGCTGCTTCACCTCAGGATGTATTTAAAGATACAGCCTATGATATTTTAGTTGATTTAGGCGTTAAATTAGATGAGAAAAACGTGCCTAAAGCAGGTCGTAAGATCGTATTACCACCATGGTATTTAGGACTTTTAGCAAAAGATCCACGCTTCACAAAAGATATGAGCATCTTAGCTAATGGGGTTGTAGAGGGTGCAACAGTTGGACGTTTCCAATTATTATCATCTAACAATCTAAAAACAGCAACTGGTACAGGAGCTGTTCGTGCTCTAGGTGGTACAACAAGAGGATTAAGTTTTGCTAACCAGATTGTTGAGACTGAAGCATATCGTCCAGAAAAGAATTTCTCTGATGCGGTAAAAGGTCTTTCTGTTTGGGGAAGAAAAGTAATTCAAAAAGATGAGTTAGTAGACTTTGCAATTAAACCAGGCACACCACCAACAGAAGGTGGAGAATAGGGAGCTTAACGGCTCTCTTTTTTTCTTTTTTAAGAGAGGAGTCGATGCAGTGATTATCACATTGAGTGAAGCTCAAAAATTAGATCCAGCTATTGAACAAGAAGATTTAGATGCATTTGAACAAAGTGTACGAGCTCTGACGAATAACAACTTTCAAAATCGCAATGTACGCGTTAAAAATATTGAGTTGGTTGAACCAAATACAATTAAGTTGAAATCAGAGGTTAAAGGATTACGAATAGGCGACACTGTAGAAGTCAATTATAGCCACTACAACGATGGTTTATACGTTGTTGAAGAAATACTTGAGAATAAAATAAAAGTCGAAGATGAGCCGTTTTTGATGGAGAAAACAAGCAGAATGATAATGACTAAGGTTGAATATCCTGCAGATGTTAAACGTGGCATCAAAAAACTACTCGAATACGATAAGAAAATGGCTGGTAAGTTAGGAATCAAGTCAGAAACCATTAGTCGTATGAGCACGACATATTATGACGTGAATGCTGCAGAGAATACAGACGGTTACCCTGCTTCTTTACTCTCATTTTTAAATAAATACGAGAAAATGAGGTGGGGTTGATGATGCAAGAATTTACTATTCAGGAGAAAGCGGAAGTTGATGACGGTATCGGAGGCTTAAAACTGGATTGGGGTGAGTTTGAGAGTGTAGAAGGTTACATTGATTTAATCACAGGGACAGACCAAAACACTGTGCAAAATGCAATTACGGAGCAATCTACGCATGTTCTAATCATTCCTAATTTTACTCCAGGTATCACTGATGATATGCGAGTAGTTGATTCAAATAGTCGTTATTACTCAATCACATATGCAGACGATCCAGTTGGCCAAGGACACCATAACGAGCTTTATCTGATTTATGGTGGTGTTTTAAATGGCTAAGGGGTTTAAGTTTGAGGATAACTCAAAGCAAGTGAAACAAGGAATGAAAGATGCAGGAGAAGCCGGAATGTTAGCGGCGCTTTTGTTAGTTGAGAGTGATGCAAAATCGAGGGCGGCGGTAGCTACTGGCGAATTAAGAGACAAAATTGACCACAAAGTCAATACAAAAGGTGCAGAGATTTCTGGCCAAGTTGGTTCACCTAATGAACATGCAATTTGGAACGAGTTCGGAACTGGAGAGCATGCAGAAAATGGCGCGGGTCGTAAAGGTGGATGGAGCTATCAAACACCTGATGGCAAATGGCATCATACAAAAGGGATGAAAGCACAATCGTTTCTAAGACCTGCTTTTAGAGCAAACAAAAAGAATATTCAAGATACTATTGGCAAAGAATACGGTATTCGATTTAAAGGGAAGTGATTAATTGATTGAATTTGTTAAAGAGCTTACTTCTCAATTTAGAGAGGTAACAAGTGAAAGCTTCCATGAAAAGAATAGAAAAAGTACAGTCGTCTATCCTTATCTAACCTTTGATTTTGATTCAGAAGCGTTAGAAAGAAATGTAGATGGCTTTTATATTGATGTAGATATATTCGATAACAATTCAAGTTACATGAACGTATTCGAGTTAGAAGACGAATTAAAGGCACATTTTAAGGATAACATTAAATTAACTGACGATTTGTTGATTCGATTTAATTTTCTGAGATCTATGAAAGTGCCAACTGGTGATGACAATATTAAACGAAGAAACCTGCAATTCTATTGCAAGGTTGATTGGAGGAAAAAGTAAATGACATTAAAGAAAACAGGGTATAGAGAAGCAAGTGCAGAAAGTTTTTTAATCGATGCTGCAGTGCTTTATACAAATGTAAGTTACAGCGAAGCAGGTGGTTTCACAGGTGACTTATTAGGGGCCACAAGTGGTGGAGTTAACTTCACCATCGAACCAACTTATCGAACAATTGAAGTAGACGGAACAGGACATACATCAACAAAAGGCCTTAAAGTCTTAGAATCTGCTATTGGGACAGCTGTAGCAAATATAAAAGAATTAACACTTGAAAATATTCGAAAATCTTTAAACGGTAAAGTACGTGATGCTAGACCAGATGAAGCACCTTCTGGATATAAAGTGGTCGAATCAAAGCGTTACATTGATGATGGTGATTATTTAGAGAACGTGGCTGTTGTTGGACGCTTAAGTGGTACAAACGAGCCTATTATTGCAATTTTAGATAATGCTTTAAGTACTACGGGACTAAACATTCAAACTGAAGATAACAATGAAGCTGTAGTCGAACAGACATTTGAAGCTCATGCAGATGATGAGCAACTTGATAAAGAAGAGTTTCCATGGAGAATTTACTATCCAGGAGAATCAACAGAGGAAAAAGAGGGAACAGACGGAGCACAAGGAGCTAGTGCGCAAACTATGAGTACAAAAGTGATTGCTCCAACAACTAAAGAAACTAAAAAAGATTAGGAGCGATTAAATGACTCTCGAAATGCGTGAATTAAAAGGTGATGACTTGTTTACGATGTTAGGAATCGTAGGCAAGCTAGACATTAAAGATGATTTTGTAAAGATGTTTGAAACGAATAGTCAAGCTGAAGTTGTACAATTAAATGATTTCAAAGACAAGAAGCCAACAAAGGCTGAACAGAAGAAAATCGATGAATTAAAAGCTAAAGAAATAGCAGAAACTGAAAAACGTGGTATGGAAGCTATGGCAGGTATTATGCAGAAGGTAATGCTTAACGCTAAACATTTAAAGGTTGAAATTAATGCACTTTTAGCTGATTTAACTGGTGAATCAGTAGCAACAATTTCCAACTTGGGTTTGAAAGAATATACCGCACTACTCGTTGAATTCTTTAGGAAGCCAGAATTAGCTGATTTTTTCTCATCTATCGCATCCTTACTGTAGACGCGGGAGAGAGAGCAGAATTTAAACTAAAAGATATGTTATTTAAACGCTATGCAAATCCGTTAGACCTTATGAGGACATTTGACCTTGAAGGGCTGGCGGATTTTATTTTGAATTTATTTGATGTAGAAAATGAAGAGCAACTTTGGGAAACATGGCTCCATAAGCCAATTGAAAAAGATTTTGCAACATTTAAAAAAGAGCACTATAAAAAACAGCGTAAAACAAAACATAAAGTAATATCTGCTAAAGAAGAAAAAGTAAATATTGAACAAAGTATGAGATTCATTAAACCAAGACAAGAGGGCGGTGATTAAAATTAACGAAATATTTAAATTATTCGGTACTGTTGGTCTGGATACTGGCGAAGCAGATAAGGGTCTCGATAGCATTACAAAAAAGGCAAAAAGTGTTGGAGAAACGCTAGGCAATGTAGGTTCTGCTATGCAAAAAGCAGGTAAATTTATGACCGCTGCTATAACTGCTCCGGTAATTGGTGCAATCACGGCGAGTATTAAATCATTTGCAGATTTAGAGCAGGCTGTTGGTGGTATCGAAACAATGTTTGGAAAATCAGCAAACATGGTTATTAAAAACTCAGAATCTGCTTATAGGCGAGCAGGAGTTTCTGGCACTGAGTATATGGAACAAGTTACTTCATTCTCCGCAACTTTATTGCAAGGATTAGGCGGAGATACTGAAAAAGCTGGACAAATAGCTGACATAGCAATGGTTGATATGTCTGACAACGCTAATAAATTTGGTACGAATATCGAATCTATTCAAGATGCATATCAAGGATTTGCAAAGCAAAACTACACTATGTTAGATAACTTGAAATTAGGGTATGGTGGTACGGCTTCTGAGATGGCTAGATTGATTAACGATTCTGGAGTACTTGGCGATACAATGGAAGTAACTGCCGAAAACGTTAATGATATAGAATTTCATACGATGATCGAAGCTATCCATGAAATCCAAAATGAAATGGGCGTTACTGGTACAACTGCTTTAGAAGCAGAAGAAACGGTATCAGGTTCTTTTGGAATGATGAAAGCAAGTCTTCAAGATTTGGCTGCAGGATTCGGCTCTGCTAATGCGGATATAGAGATGCTCATGAGTAATTTCTTTACTTCGGTCAGTGTATTTGTAGATAACATTAAACGCGTTTTAGGAAATATGTGGGATAACTTACCTCTTGAAGAGTGGCAGAAATGGACTAGTGTAGTTGTAGTCGCAGCAGGTCCAGTTTTATGGGTCTTAGGTACATTAATTAGTACTGTCGGGAAAGTATCTACTGCTTTTAGTGGAGCGAGTTCTTTAATGGGTGGATTCGCTAAGTTATTCCCGAACTTTTCAGCAGGACTTGGATTATTAAAGACATCCTTCAGTGCTTTACTTGGACCTGTAGGATTAGTCATTGCTGGTGTAGCTATCTTAATCGCCGCTTTTGTAGATTTGTGGAGAAATAATGAAGAATTCAGAAATAAAGTTACTGAAATTTGGAATAGCATAAAGCAGTCTTTCGTTGAATTTGCACAAGGAATAATAGACAGACTAAATGGGCTGGGAATAAACTTTGAATCATTCGGAGAGCTACTAAGAACTGTTTGGGACAAGATAACAGAATTCTTAGCGCCAATTTTTATATTTGCATTTGAAACATTGGAAACAGTAATAGATGTAGGCTTACAAACCTTACTAGATATTTTTGACTTTTTCGTAGCTATTTTTAAAGGCGACTGGGAAGGCGCTTGGAATGAAGTAGTAGATATCGTTTTTAATATCCTAGGTGGCCTTGAAAGTATATTTACAAATGCAATGGACCTCATTTACAAAGCAATTGATGTCGCTTGGAATTTTATTTATGACTTATGGGAAACAGCACTATCAAGCATTATGGATCCTACTTCGGAATCTTTTGAAACAATTTTATATAGCATTCAAATGGCGATGGAATCCGTATGGATCGTAATTGAAACTGTATGGAATTATATTAAAAATACATTCTTGAACGTCACAGCATTCTTGAAAGCCTTGATTACTGGTGATTTTGGTGTAATGAAAGATATGGTTCGAGAGCAGCTTATTTTGATGAAAGAAACAATAATAACATTATGGGAACAAGCGAAATCTATATTCTCAAATGCGTTAGAAATTGTTAAAACACTAGTAAGTGATGCTTTCACTTGGATAAGTGATAAAACAAGTGAAGTATGGGATGGAATTAAAAGCTATTTTTCTGACCTTTGGGGAGGAATAGTAGAGACTGTTACTGGAAAAGCATCAGAAATCGTTACAAATATTAAAGATAAATGGAATGAAGCAGACCGACAAACAGCAATCAAGTTTTCAGATATGGCACAGAACATTGCTGATAATATGCTAGAAAGTGACAGCGTTGTTCTGCAGAAAGCTGGTTCAATTGTATCTAACATTACAGATAAATTTGATTTTGCTTACAGTGAAACAGGGAACATGTTCTCAGCAATATCAATGGTAATCAGTCAATATCTTGAGGAAGCTGTTCAATGGGTTTCAGAAAAAGGAACACAAATTAAAGAGTACTTCTCTGAAATGTGGGATTCAGTCACAGAAACATTAAGTAATGCATGGGAGACCATTAAAAATATATTTACAGTTGCTTGGTTATTTATTCAAGAGATGTTCGGTTTATTGATTGACATCATCTTAATTCCTTGGAACTTTATCTGGGAAAACTTCTCAGAGCCGTTGATTGAAGTTTGGGAAGCTATAAAAACGTATCTGTCTGAAGCATTAGTAATGATTTCACTTTGGATAACCGAAAAATGGAATACAATTAAAAATTTTACAAGTGAAACGTGGGCTGCAATCAAAAATGCTATCATCGTTCCAATTCAAGAAGCTTGGGATAATTTGCAAATTAAGTTACAAGAAATATGGCAAAGTATTACAACTAAATGGAATGAAATTAGAAATAGTACGACGGAGAAATGGAATGAAATAAAAACAGCCATTTTAAATAAGTGGAATGAAATTAAGACTACAATAACAAACAAGATCAATGAAGTTAAAACTAATATTACTAACAAGTGGAACGAAATTAAAATTAACACCATTAACAAATGGAACGAGATCAAAAATTCCATCTCGAACAAATGGAATGAGATTAAGACCGCAATAACAAACAAGATCAATGAAGTTAAAGCTAATTTGTTAGCTAAGTGGAATGAAATTAAAAGTAACGTTTCAACAAAGTGGAATGAAATTAAGACCGTAATCTCTAATAAATGGAATGAAATAAAAACAGTAGTCTCAAATAAGATTAATGAAGTAAAAACAAATGTTACCAACAAGTTTAACGAAGTGAAATCAAGCGTTACAAATATTTGGAATAACATCAAGACAGCGATTGAGACACCTATCAATAAGGCTAGAGACGCCGTTAAAACAGCAATCGACAAAATTAAAGGATTTATGAATTTTAGTTGGTCTCTACCTAAACTAAAACTACCAAAAATTAGCATTTCTGGGAAGTTTAGCCTAGCTCCTCCAAGCGTTCCAAAGTTTGGTATTGATTGGTTTGCAGACGGTGGTATTCTTACAAAAGCAATGGCGTTTGGAATGAATGGGAACAATGTCATGGTTGGTGGAGAAGCTGGACGAGAAGCCGTTTTACCACTAAACAAAGAGACTTTAGGCGGGATTGGTCAAGGAATAGCTGAATCAATGGGTTGGAGTGATGAACGTATTGCTGAGAAACTAGATGCAATAATTGACTTGCTCATCAGCTTCTTTGCCGAATACGATCCTAACTTACAAGTTGTAATGAATGATGGAACTTTAGTTGGTGTTCTTAAGAAAGAAATTAATAAACAATTAGGCAATGAAACAGACTTAAATAGGAGAGGTAGATAAAATGAATCAATTACAATTTGATGATGTTAGATCATATGATGATTGGGATATCTACCTCTCATCATATGAGATTGGCGATGCGGAACCTAAAGAGAATTATATTGATATTCCAGCAGGCGATGGGTCGATAGATTTAACAGAAGCATTAACAGGAGAAGTTTCTTATGGAAATCGGTCATTTACCGCGACGCTCACTCTCAAACCGCCAAGAAGTGATTGGATGGCGTTGTTGGATGAAATTAGAGCTTATTTAAACGGTCGTGTTCGAACATTGATTGAGCCAGATGATACAGAACACTATTACATTGGACGATTTAAAACCAGTTTTAGTAAGGATGGGGTCTTGGGTATCTTGACTGTGACGGGTACTGTAGAGCCTTATAAATACAAGAATAATCCAACGATAAGAAACATGACGTTACAAGAAAACGGCATTTCGAATATCACGTTAAAAAATAGTCGTAAACGTGTCATACCTACAATTACGACCAGCGCTCAGATAACAATTAAGATGGGCAATGTGACTCGTGTGATTGTTGCAGGAACACATCGGCTCACGAATATCATTTTGACCGAAGGCGATAACTTGCTAACAATTACAGGAACTCAAGGAACAACGATTAAATTTGAGTATCAAGAGGGGGCGTTATAGTGTACAGAGTGTTTTGTGATGGCAATCTTCTTTATGATCCGCGTGTAGAGGATTTAGAAATTTTTGAAAAAAGATTAAAATTAGAAGTGAATACAACAGGTGCATTTGATTTTAAAATCTATCCATGTCACCCGATGTACAATGCGATTAAAAGGCTTAAGTCAACAATTGAAGTCTATCA